CAGAGATAAGAGCAACACCGTCACCACCAACATAGCTTGCTGAGAAAGCGTTGTTGTAGGTGTTAGCAGCTTTTACTTGCTTGGTAGAAGCCATAGCACGAGCAAGACCTTTGGCACGTACTTTTGCAAACGTGTCATAAAGGTTGTCTTCCATCGCTTCTTCCGTAACCGCAAAAGCAAGGGCAACAGTCTCGTGCGTGTAGCGCGAGGTGTAGCTTTCTTGTGCGGAGTCATATTGAACGGCAGCACCTTCCGATTTGTTAGGAGCCTCACCGAACATCGTGAAGAGAACTTCTTCTTCAAATGCCCGATCTGAATTTTCTACCTCATAAAGAGGAAGATGTTCATCATCAACTGAACCATATTCAAGACCGAAGATTGCATTTAACCCAGGAAGAAGTTCTTTCGAGATATCAGAACGATTAATAGCCATTGTTTTTCTCCCTTAATTAAACTGGGCCAACCACGCAACCAACAACATCATACTGCTGATTACGAAGAATACGGCATTCTACCTGCGGAAATGCTCCCACTGCACCAGTGAAATCATTTTGAGGTGTGTCATAAAGTTGAATCGGGCGAACCATAGCCGTTGTTGCTTTACGCGAAGCGGCTTTAATACCAAATCCAGACTGACCAGTAAATGTGCTACCAGCCCCTAGAGTAACGTCAAAGTTAAGTGCCAAATCACCAATGGTCAAAGACGCATCAGCTTGAACGATGAAGGTCGAATTAGGATCATCATCAACAAAGGCATACGAAAGACTGTCATCTGAGGACACAGAAGCATCAATATAACCAGACCAAACAGGTTGTTTGGAGGTTTTATCGACATAGCGAACACCCATAACTACACCTACGGCATAGTCAGTAGTCGTGGTAATTGGAGTGACATAGCCACCACTAAGTTTTACAAGATCACCAGTGAAGATTGCCGAAACATTGTTTTGAGCAATCTGGTAACGATTAAAACCAGTGGAGTTTGCTGCTCCACCACGCTTACGTGAAGGGTGAAAGCCGTTAAGATTTTTATTTTCCATTTGCTTTCTCCTTATTAAATAGTTTTTTTATTTTTAGAGAAACTAGTTAATGCTATAACTTTTAACTATCAAACTTAGGTTTATTTCCAACAGTAACTCTTGAATTACTATTATTACTTATAGGCATACGTCGATCTTGCATAGACATTAATCGTTGATCAACAGCTTCATTCATTTCTCTGTTCCTATCAAGTCCTTTTTGTTTCCGACTTGTATAAATATCCATAGGAATTTTTGCTAAAGCTACATCTCCGCGAATAATACAATTTTCAAATCGACCTTCTTGTTTACTATACCCATAACCAACAGTCATATCAGGTACTTCTTTGGCAGTTACGAACTCCCATCCTTCGTTAATTTTTTTACCGACTGCTTTATGGTCTTCATCACCATTAATGGTAATACGTAACCAGCCTAGTTTAAATCCCTGATCAAGAAATTCTGTTTCAATATAATTCGGAATATCTAACCAGTTTTCAGAATCTAAATAAACCCTTTGTTGTGCATCCCTTGTGTCAGCATTACGCGACTTTTTAGAGACTTCAGTTTCAGTAGTTACAGTTTCAGTTGTCATTAGTTTCTATCCTTTTCACGCACGTTTAGTTTCTATGGTTGTGTAGTTACCAGAAAGATTATCTACTTTCTTTTTCTCTGCGGCATATCTGTCAAGTGGAATCCCCCATTTTTTAGCAAGTTCTACATCCTTTTTGGATAATCTTACTTTATTCTTAGGAGAGGATTTACGTGAAGTTCCTGCTACCACTTGTGATGGTTTAGTCGTGTTATCCATCTCACGGTTAAATTTATGAGGTAGTTCTTGTTGAACCAACCTATCTATTTCATTATAAAACTCTTTTGTACTTGGATCATAGCCTTCTTCTTTTAATTTTTGATCTACAGCTATAGCAACTGCCGTTGCAATATTATCTTTTCCAAACCAAGAATTTTTTTCAAACCATTCTTGAGCTAAAGGATCAGGTTGAGCTTGTTGTTGTACTTGAGGTTCAGGTTGATAAGTAGCTTCTTCTTTAGCTTCTTGAGTACGATCAACATCCTCTTGTTGTTGTAGATGCTCAACTTGAGCTTTACGGGCTTGAATAATTTTAAGATCAGTTTTAGCATCAGTTAAAATATTTTGTGATTCTAATAACTTGTCTTTTTCTCCATCATCATAAGCCTGTAAGTAACTAGCCTCTGCCATCTTAATTCGTTCATTTAATTCATTCTCACGAGAAGAGAGTGAAGATATTTCATATGATTTAGTTGTTTGTTGATTTTTAATTAATTCAGAACGAAGTTTTTTTAACTCCGCTTGCATCTGATCAATTTGGCTGTCTCTTTCTTTTCGCTGTTGAACAAGTTGACGAATACGTTTTTCAGCACCTTTAGTTTGAATACCATCTAATTCAGATATATTTTCTTGAGGTTCTTCTTTAACTTCTTCAACTTCTTCTTCAACTACTTCATAAGTTGACTCATCTTCTTTTTCTTCTTGGATAGCTTTACTAGGAGCCTCTTCTTCTACTGGCTCATCTACTTCATATTCAACTTTTTCAACATTTCCTAATGCTTGTTTTGTAGGCTCAATTTCGCCCCAACCGCTTTCATCTTGTTCAGACATGATAACTCCAATCTTTTATTTTACGTAGATAGCGATTCTACGCTTACGCTGCATCGGCAGATAAATTATACATAATGTCCAATGTTTCTGGACTTTCTACATTCATAATAATTTGATCATCAAATACAAGAAGTAGTCGAATACCTTTGTAAATAAATTTATGACCAACGTGCCTACCATAAGCTACATAATCTCCTACAGAACACCATGCTCCATTGGGGAATTTATTCTTATCTTGATAAGCACTTTCTCCTATAGCTAGTACTCGACCAACTGTAGTAAGATATTTTACATCTTCCGTAAATTGATCAGGAAGAAGAATGCCGCCTTTAGTTTCTTTACGTATTGAAACAGGTCTAATTAAAATGTGGTATCCTGGAAGTTGTGGTAGTGGATCAGGATCAGGAACACTATTTTCTGTAATCCAATCATCATTCTTTACGGCATTACCATATTTAATATTCTGCATTATCTGGATCATCCTTTAAATATAAGTTTTCTAAATCTTCAATAATCGTTTCTAGTTTTACTAAACCAGCGTGTACGCCAACTAGATAACGATACTCATCGTATGATGAACATGAGCCAGATGCAATAGTATTTTTTATATTTTCTACTTCTTTCTTTAATTCATTTTTTATATAGTGAGAATCAATTAAAGCACTGGATTTCATTTCTTTTTCTTTTTCCAACTAATACGTGCTGGACCTTTCTTTTTACGAGATGCAGAAGTGCATTGAGCTTTGGTTGGGCGGCAAGCAGGGTATGGGCGTTTAGACCCACCTTTAGCTGATTTCCGTCCACAAGGTTTACCTGTCTTACAGTCAATCCAACCTTTACCCTTGTTTCGTGAAAACCATTTACGTAGTCCCTCACTTTTTCTTTTTCGCGCCACTCTTATTCCCCCAGTTTTTTGCACCTACTTTTCTACACCTTGTTAAAGCACCAGATGCATAAGCAGAAGGCCATTTAGTATAACGTGATTTTACTTTATGATAACACGCATCCCTTTTTTTAGTTTTCTTTTTAGCTGCCATTATTTTGATTTCTTTTTAGTTTTTGATGCGCTAACATCTTCACCAGAACGATGGTTTTCAGGGAACCATTTGTTACCAGACTTGCCACCACCAAACTTCCACTCTTGTTGAATAGCCATATTATTTTTTCCTTTTCTTTATCTTACGTATTTTCTTTTTACGCTTTGATCCTATCGTTACTTGTTTAGGAATATTTGATCTAGATATTGTCATAATTAATTTTCTAATTTTTCATTAATATGATTTGTCCAATCATTAATGAAGTCTCCAATAGTAGGATTTTTTCTATTTTCAGTAACTTTTAACATGTTACTTTTAATAGCTTTTTGTCTATTTTTATTTTTCATTTTACTAATAGGACGATCTTTGAATCTCATAATTTCATTATAACCACTTACACCTTGTTGATGTCCTAAATATAAATCAGCAATAGTAGGTTTTTGTCCTTCTGGTAATTTTAATCCTTTTTCAACTCTTTTAAGATGAAGCGAAAGTAATTTATTTTGGACATCAGGTTTAAATAAATCTTCTTTTGTAATATTTTTATCATAATCTCTAGCTGTGTCTAAAGAAAATTGATATAATCCATAATGAGAACCTTTTCCTTTTTGAGAAATAGCATTAGGATTATTAGAAGATTCTATTAAGCCAAATACTCTTCTAATTTTATCATCTTGACTTTCTTCTGTTTGAGGAGGTAAAGATGCTTCTTCTGTTATAGTTTCTATTTTTTGTGGAGCAGACGTAACAAGTTCAGGCTTGAAACTGCCTGTAGTTGCAGGAAATCCTACACCTTGAATATTTCCCAAGTCTGGAGTAGTCATCATTTCTTGAATTACTTCTATAGGCGGCATGTCTGTAGAAGGCATACTCGTATCTATTTCAGGTGGACCAGTAGTATCCCTTTCAAATCCTGGATCATCTCCCTCTTCTCTCATCATTTGTTCTAAAAGTGCGCCAAACTTATCAGCATCTATAGAACCACCTTCAGAAAATTTAGGAGTAAGATTAACAGTTTCTTTTAATTTTTCTACACTTGTTCCTGTTTCTTTCATAAGAACTTTCATTACTTCAACAAGAAACTTATCATCACGCGCCATTCTATCTTCTTCACGATCTTGTTGTTTATTTATATTATCTAGATTTATTTTTGCAAGTTTCTCAGCAGATGTAACTTCAAGTTCATCTCTACTTAGATCAAGTTTTTCTTCTTCAAGAGCAATCTTAGAAGCAGCTTGTAGTGCATCAAGTTTAACTTTTTCTTTTTCCAACTCAAGTTGTTGTCTTTGTAATTCCATAGACATACGCTCTATATCTTCTACAGAACCCATCTGTGCCATACGTTGGTTATTCTCAAGTATTTCTTGAGCCGCTCCTTGTGTAATAATAGAGATAGCTGACTCATCAGTTGCTCCTGCTTCTTGCACACCAGCTTCAAGCATTCCTGCCATTTCTTCTTCATACTGCATAATCATATGCTCACGTATATTAGCCTGTAGAACAGGCACTACCTGTTGCATAAGAGGAGTTTGTCCAAGGGTAGGATCAGCAATAAAAGACTGTTTAACAGTAATATGAGCTTTATGATCTTGACCTGGAAATGCTTTAATAGGCATCCCTTGAACTGCTTGACGTATATCTGATACAGGATCAAGAGGTTGTGCCTGTGGAGGATCAGGAGTAAGAAAACGACTAGGCTCTGCTACATTAAGCGCATCAAGAATAGTTCTATTAACTTCCTTCATGTTGTACATTCCTGGTGGAGATTGCGCTGCTAATTGCATAACAGTCTGTGCCATTGCAATACGGTGAGCGGAAGAAGGAATGTTAGGATCAGATACAGGAACAATATCAATTCGACCATCAAAATCTGATTTAAATATTTCTCCTGTAATCATAGGAATATCATAAGGATATTCATTTGGAAGGAAGTCATAATTAATACGTGCTAGTATTTGAAACTCATCTCGTTGACTATGATGAAGTCTTTTATGAATAGAACTAAAGAACTTTGTAGAAGCCTCAAGTAATGCTAGTGTTGTTCCTACAGGACCAGCATTAGTTGAGTCAGCAACTACTTGTTCTGTTGTGTCTGCAAACTTTTGTCCTGTAGATGCAACAAAGTTAAGCATCTGCATAAGCGTATTAGAAGGTTCTTTATAAGGTAAAGGAATAATAGCTTTACCTAAGTCCACTCCTGTAGCTTCTACTTCTCTAAATTCCCCTGGAGCTATAGGATCGTTTGCTCCTACAACTCGTACACCACGAGCTTTGAAACCTCCTGGTAAGTTAGCAAATTGACCAGCATCAATAAGATTACGCATTGCTGCTGTTGCACTGGCTGTAAGGTTCCCAAGAAAATGGATGTAGCCTAGACCGTAAAACCCAAAACCAGGAACAAACTTATAATGAGTGAACCAACAAAGTTTTTCTTTCCTTGCATCGTCTTCTCTCCAATTTCTACGGATTGATAGGACTGTCTTTGAATCCATATCAATAGTTACAATATAAGGAAGTGCTACAACAATTTCGTCTTCCTCATCTTCTGATTCAATTTCTAAATAACAATGATGTTCAAGTAACGTGTATTGAGGATCAGATGAATAGTCAGGGTCTAGCCCTAAAATATTATCCATCTTCATTCTTAAACTAGTAGGATTTACTTCTGATGGCTCTGGAAGTTTATCATCTGTATATTCTGGTAATCCATAAAACTCATTAACAATATCTCTTTTAAGGTCATTTGGAGAACGATAAATAACATGAGTATATCTATCTGCTTTACGTAGATCAGATGCATTATTAGAAACAACAAATTGATCTATTGTAATAAACTCAGATACAGGGCGTTCTAACGTAGGATCATAATATACTTTTTTAAAGGCTGAACCAAAAACAGGAAGATGAAATAACATTCTTTCTAATTCATCAAAGTACTCAGGCATTTGATCCGTAAGTTGGTAGTTCATAAAGTTTTGAACACGATTAGCTTGCTTCTCTTTTTCTGGAGTAGGATTGCCAAATATTCGTGCTTTTACTGGTCCTTTAGCAGGAAACAGTTCTTGAATAGCTTTAGATTGAAACTTAACAGATGATTCAATAATAAGAGGATGTACGGCTGTACATGCACCTTCAAATGGTTCACTTGATTCTTGTAGTTTTAAACCTAGTAGATCAAAACCACGTTCAAAGGTATCTTCCCAATCAGCGCGACTTTCTTTATCTGCTTCATAGTCTTCAATAACTTTAGTAGCTATATCAGTTAAATCATCTTCATCAAGTTCATAAATAAGATTAGCATAATGATCATAGGGAACTTCTTCCATCATATCTTCAATGATAAGTTCTCCATCTTCATCTTCAAGTTCAATCTCAAACTCAACTGCTTCTTCCATTGGATCAGCATTAAGATTTATAACATTGGCAAAAGGATTACGTTCTACAGCCATAAGATTAACATCTCCATCTTTTTCTAGCTTGCCTTAAACGACTGTTAGGATTCTTTGCCGCTTTTGGAAACTTCTTCATTTGTCCTGCACTTCTTGCACAATATGACTTTCTACGTTTAGCTGCCTTACTTCCTTTTTTAACTTTACCAGTTACAGCCGTTTTAAGTTTACTTCCAGGATTATCTCTACGATACTTAGCCACACCTTTCTTTGTCATTCCCGCCCCTTTTTTAGTAGGGCGTTTATGTCCACCACTGATGGTGTGTCCCTTCATTGAACCTTTCTTTGCCATATTACTTTCCCTGTCCACGATACCTTTTATAATCTTTATGTTTATTAAGAGAAGAAGACTTTCTCATAGAATGGTTTGATCCTATTGAAGTCTTCTTCTTTTTTGTTTGAGAAAAGTTTTTTAGTCCTATATATGCTTTTGACATTACTTTTTCTTTGGTTTATGTGTTTTACGTAAAGCCTCTTTAGCTTTTTTAGCTATACGTGCTTGCTCTGGTTTTCCACCATATTTACTACGTTGTTCTAATACTGTAAGTATTTGAATCTTTCTAGCATATGGTTTATTAATCCGCTTAACTTTCGCAACAGTTGCTCTAGCATCAGCAGGGGTAGCATACTTAATACTAACAGTATCTTTTGGATTCTCATCAGTATATAAACGTCTACCAGACCCTTTAGGTTTTTTACCCGTTCCAACTTTAGGGTCTTTCTTAGTTTTTGACATTACTTTTTCTTTTTCTTAGCTGTGCCGCCACCACGCATCATTTTTTTCTTAGCCATGCCACCACCGCGCATCATTTTCTTTTTAGCCATACCACCGCCACGCATCATTTTCTTTTTACGATTCATTGCCATTTTGTAAGTTCCTTCTTTCTACAATTAAACTTTGATAGATATCTTTAGGGAAATTATTATAATACCCTGCTTTTTCTAGATCATCAGACGCTTTATTAATTTCTGATAATCTTTGGATGAATACCATTACGTATTCTCGTTCTTCTATTTCATTCCATTCTTTATCTAAAAATTCTAACCCTGCATCTTCAGCATTAAAGTTAGGATGAAATCCCATTAAGTATATATCTTTATTTAAAATAGATAGAGTTTCATTATATCCTTCTAGGTATCCTTCAAAGTATCCATGATCTTCAGGGTACTCATATGAAGTCCAAAATACTATTTGGTAGTTCTTGTATATACCATTAACAAACTCTTCTACGCAATCCTTTAATGTTTCAAATTTATCATTAATACAAAACTTATATGTTTTATTTTTCCAAACTTGTTTAGCATAAGGACAAACAGGAAGATTGTTTAAATGCTTTGAAGGTATCTCCAAGACTTCCTTAGACCAATTTCTAACATCACGCTCTATAGAATGCATTTTAGATATTTGTTTTTTTGGTAATGTCCCTATTAAGATTACGGTTTCCTCTAACAGCTATGCCACAACCTATTGCACCACCCCCTTTAGAAAAACGCATCTTATTTTTCTTACGTCTTTTTGGAATTAAACCACCTTCTTTGTTGTCTGATATTGGATCACCAAAAGCTAGGTCAGGTCTTGTATCATATTTAAATCCTAAAGACCTAGATAAGTCACCTAGAAATGATCCTGATTCTCCAAAATATTTATATCGTTCTCCCTCATCTTCTTCTACTTTGTAACCTAAACTTTTTGCCATATCTTTTTGATTAGCACCAAAGTCAAAATCAATATCTTCATCTCCTACATTCATAGTGCGATTAGTTTCATCAAGGGGAGTTGCTATTAATGCTTCTACAAAACCAGCCTCTTCAAAATCAGGAGGACGGCGTTGTTCTCTTTTTAATATTGATAAAAGTCCTGGGTCTTCATCAGGAGCTTCCTTTCCTCCAAGTATTGCAGTTGGTGGTTTATTTAATCTTTTACGAGCTTCAACTATATTTAACTTAGATTGTTTAGGTACATCTTCTCTAGGAGTATCTTGCATATCTGGAATTTCTTGATCCATTGCAATTCTAGCAGCACGTTCTTTTGCTCTCTGTT